ACGAGAATGATTTCATTCGCCTCGCAGAATTTTAATTTCTTTTCATCTCTTTTTAATTGCTGGAGATATTGGAAACGGTTGCCATGAAAGAATTTGACATATTTTGTATGCTGTCCACCCTGAACTTCTACGGCAACTCTTTTATTTGCGTTGTAAAAATCAAAAGACAGACGAGTTCCGACAAGCTTAAATTCCTCGAAGACGATATCGTTTTTCCAATATGGAAAAAGAAACTGCTTCACTGACAGCTGAAATTTGCTACGACTCTTGCCTCTCCACTTAATCAAGTATCTTTTGGCATTTTTAAGCTCAGCCACAGAACCGTTAATGGTTTTAAACTTCATCGCAAATTGCTTTCTTGAAGTAGCTTATCAAAAACTGACTCAAGGCTTGGTCTTGTTCGATTTTACTGAATATAGAATCTAGTCCTTGCACTTTTCCCATAGGAAGAAGAGAGTTTTCGGCGAGAAGCTCTTCAAATTCTTCCGTGGCAGTATACCACGAGCCGCCCTTGACAATAAATTCCCATAGAAGCAGCAGATCGACAATTTCCTTCTCAATCCAAATCGAATTACCGTTGATCCTACCATATTTAATTGGATAGGATATCGTTAGGTTTGTCTTTTCATTTGGTGATTTTTTGACAGTTACCTTGGCAAAATGCCCAATGATGGGATTATTTACAGCGTCAATTGTTTTGTCCGAAGGATTTTTAAGAATTAAGTCTCCCTTGTATCGAGGCTCAAATTCAAGAATGAAATTCGCAAAATGTAACAGAGCGTTTCCGCCCGTAGCGGTTGTTTGTCGCACTGGGGCTTTTGAGTAAGGATCGAGCTTGATGTCTGCGCGAACCTGACTGATAAATACCGCCATGTGTCCTCTCTTAGCGAGGGCAATCGAAAGGCGCTTCATGAAATTGGCTGCGATAACTGCTCCGCCAGCCACCTTGTTAGAGTCCTCAAAACCCTTGTCAAGATCTCCCTTAGTGATTAGACCATCGACAGAATCAAGCAGGAAATAATAGCGACAATCTTCTTCGTTTTTAGTAACCAGCTCGCGCATTGCGGCGACAACAGTTTCATAGATGTTGCTTTCAAATACAAAACAAGTGCCGACTTTCCAATCTTCTGCATTAAAAACAAAATTAATGCCAGATCGCTCTCTCATTTCTTTGCCGAGACGACCTTCCGCTTTAATGTAAAAGCCTTTTGAATTTGGAACTGAGCTTAAAAAGTTTTTCATGAATGAAAGCGCCGCGCTCGTTTTACCTCCCTCATTCATTCCGCAAAATCTGTGTAAACCTGGGCATAGTCCTCCGCCTAACCGCAAATCTAATTGTAAAGAACCGCTGGAAACTTTATAGTCGATTTCCTCTTCAAAGTTGTAGTGATCTTCAGAGTTTTGTTTTAGGAATGAACCTAGAACGGAGCTGGAGCTCAATACTTCTTTATTTTTTTCTTGTTTAATTCTTGCCATCTAAAAAGTCTTTTAATGATTTAATTTTCTTCTGCGCCGTAGAGTCTTCGCCCACCTTTTCTCCTATATCGTAATCGCTATACTTGGATAAGTCAACCTTAAAATTGAATGCTCTAAACTTTTTATCCATCGTTTCTTCTAGCTTGTCGCAGACTATATAGGCTAGCGAATCAAACTTCTTGTCAAAAGAAACAATGTCCATGAACTCAAGCGAATATCGTTCGCACAAGTCGTTCAAAAACTTCATTTCTCGCACGTAAAACAAACGCTTATCCTTTGCGGGGACAAGCGTGAGTCGTGCGAGTATGTGTTTTTTGTTGATCTTACTCTTCGCCATCAAGAGATAGTATGTCCGCAGAAACCATTTTGTCAACTAAATTTTGAAAAGAAGTTTTAGGAGTCCATCCAAGTTCTTGACGAGCTTTGGTTGAATCGCCAAGAAGAAGTTCAACTTCGGCGAGACGATAAAATTTTTCATTAATCACCATCAATACTATTTCCGTTTCTTTTTGCGAGAACGTTTCATTTAACCCCGACCCCGCCCAATAGCCTTGAATTCCAGCCGCTTCAAATGCAAGCTCAACGAATTCGCGGATTGTGTGTGTTTCATTTGAAGATAGCACATATTCTTTTGGTTCTTGTTGATTAAGCATCAGCCAGATTCCTCCGACGAAATCTTCGGCATCGCTCCAATCTCTTTGAGCGTCAATATTTCCCAATTGGAGCGGATCAAATTGCTGATTGTTATCGAGAGCTTTTTTAATACGGGAGACGGCTTTTGTTATTTTACGAGTAACAAATTCTTCGCCTCTACGAGTTCCTTCGTGATTAAAAAGCCAACCTTGAACAGCGTAAAGATTATACGACTCTCTCCAAACCTTAACAAGCTGTCTTGATGCCGCCTTAGACGCTCCGTATGGGCTTCTTGGACGTAGTGGATGGAGTTCATCTTGTGGCACATATGATACGTCACCGAACTCTTCAGAAGAACCTGCTTGATAGAATCTACAAGTTGGATGATAAAGTCTTATTGCTTCAAGAATATGAAGAGCAGAAGTTGCATTTGTTTCCCAAGTTTGATGTCCAAAATCCCAACTGCTGCCAACGAAACTTTGAGCAGCTAAATTGATAAAATAATCTGGTTTGATTTTTTCAATAATTCTTGCAATAGAATGGCTATCAATAAGATCGAAATTAATCAAATGAAATCTTTCATTATCGATGTGCGAAATATTTTTATGATTATAAACACTTAGTCTACGAACGCATCCAAAAATTTCATAGTCCGTATTAGCTAAAAGATAATCGACCATGTGGCTACCGTCTTGCCCAGTTACTCCTGTAACAATAATAGATTTTTTACCCACTGATTTTTTTGCCGCGTCTTCGATGTTTAAGATGTCCATGTGATCTATTTTTTTCCCAAAATACTTTTCTTTAATATTATTTAAACTCATATAATCTATTATATTAATTAGTAAATTCTATTCCATTTGTCGTTAATATTCCCCTTTTTAACCAATGCAATTGGACTATTGGAAATTTATCTTTAAAATCTTCTCTTATGAAGAGAAGATTTCCAGATTCTTTATTTAAAAATCCAGACATACCGATAAATTCATAACCTAATGGGCATATAGATTCTATTAAAAATTCAACACAATTACCTTCTGGGTTTAAATTATTATCTTTCATAATATATCCATTTGGCTCAATTATTAAAATAATAGGTTTGTAATTTCCCATGCTTTTTGCAACATTCAAATCATCACCATCGATATCAATTGATGCAAGAACAAAATTATCATTTGTTACATTAAATTCACAATTATCAATCATCGATTCTAGAGAATTACCTAAAGATGCAAATTCTTTTAAACAATGAATATTGTCATATTTGTTTTTGAGTGATTGAATATCGAATACATTTGAGCCTTCAATTAAAATTCCTTTAAATTGTTTATTATTTGACCATAAATTAGCTGTATTGCTAAGATAGAATCCATCCCAAGCTCCTATTTCTAATGTGACTCCATTTTTAATATTTAAAATATTCAAAATTTCCTTTATAATTCCATCTTCTCCAAATTGAGAAAATTTATTTTCGCTATGTTCATATAATTTTTTCATTCTTGTGTATAATATAATATATTAATCTTTAATACAATAAAAATAATTATTAATTTATTTACTTATTAATAAGTGTTTATTATTTCATTGTTATGGTATATAGCTCCATGTTCATAGATTATATCATTAAAAAATAAAAATTTTTCTTTATTTTCTAAAGCATTTAATCCTAAATATCTAATTACATGATCTCCCCATCTATTAATGTATATCCCTCCAGTAGAATCTAAATAATTATAAAAATCTTGATAAGGTTTCGCTTTAAACCATTCCATATCAAATATTTCAAAATTTGAATAATATACTCTTCTAAAATGTTTTTCTTTATTTTCTAGTTTAAAAATTAAATTTTCTTCAGAGAAATAATTTTTGCACGTTTCCCATAAATTCTTAATCGCCCCAATATGATCGTGTTGGATATTGATATACCCATATATAGAATTAGAAGATTTCATTCTTTCAAAAACATTATAGTTAATTTTATTTAAAATAAAAGAATCAGTGTCCAGCCTCCATATATATTTATATTCAGATAGGCATTGTAAATTCATAAATTGTCCAGCAAAAAATCTACACATATGTCTATACCCCATGGTAAACCCTTTATGACCTCTTTGCTGCCAAATTTCTTCTGGATGTGGAAAATATTCTAAAATTTGTGACGCTATTTCTTCTGAATAATCGGGAACTTTGAACTCTATTTCGTGAAAATTTATATTTAAAAAATGATATTTATTTTTTAAATTATTTTTTTCATTTTTACAAAAATCTGGTTCATGAAAACAAGTAATATCGCAAGGATAGTCTTGTAAATAGTTATTATATAATAAATCTAAACTTTTAATAAAAGTAGCTTTATCCTCTTCTGTATTATTTAATAGATAAAGTATTGTATTTTTCATAAAACCCATCCTATTTGATAATCTTCGAAAATTAATTTAGCTTTAATATTTTCCATAAAATCTTTAACATATTGAGATTTGCCAGAGCAATTATCAAAATAAGCGTTGTGATCATCAATAACAATAATACAGCCTTTTTTTAGTTTAGAAATAATAGCGCATAATTCTTTTATATGATGCAATTGAGAGGGATGAGGATTATCTCTTGAGACATCAAAAGAATCAAGATATAAAAAATCAATATTTTTATTAATATCTAAATTCCATAAAAAATCTACAGAATCATTATTAATAATTTGAGTTTTAGATGAAACTAATTTTTGAGCATGTTTGCAATTTTCTAAAGAAATGTCTACAGATATAACTTCTCCATCATAAAAATTTACAAATTTATCAAATATATAAGTGCTGCATCCATCATCGCCGAAACATAAATGGCCATGATCTGATCTCATGCATCCTGTTTCAATAATCGTATAGTATTTTTGATTTTTTGATTCTAGAATTTCAAAAACTTTAAGAAAAGAATCTGCTCTATTTCTAACTGGATTACTACCATTAGGAGTAAGCATTTTTTGATAAAAATCATTTTTAAATAAGTCTGAGAATTTTTTCATATTAATTTTCTGTTTTGAACAATTCTTTTAGAGTCTGACATCATTTCTTTATGTCGATTAAATAATGTTTTTGAATTTTTTTGATTAGCTTTTAACATCCAAGATTTTGTTTGTCCATTTTCTCTTGTGCCTCCCCATTCATTCTGCGATATATAATTTATTGGATAGCAACCACACAGCATTCCTGTTTTTTTATTCGCTCTATAACAAAAATCATGATCATCGCTGTCTTGCGGGTAGAACTCTTCATCAAATCCATTCATCAAATCAAATATATCTTTTCTTATTGCTAATGGACCCCTATTAACACAACTTCTTATACCGAAGGTATCTCTTCCTAGATTGTCGATACTAGCGTGTTCTACATGGTTTATAACATCGCTCCAACAGTCATCTCTATCGAATTTATCGTTTATGTTTATTGAATTATGATTGACAATCCAGTTATGAGCGGTTCTCGCTGTCACTGCAAATACATCGTCAAATACAAATGGTTTTAATAATCTTTTATCCCATCCTTCTTCGTTCACGATCATATCATCTTGAACAATAATAAGATATTCTCCATTACTATTTTTTGCAGCTAAATTATTTGATTTGGTTTCAAATATATTCGGCGCATATAATATATTATGAGCGATATGACTGTTTCTTGAAAAAAAATCATTAACTATGATTTCACTATTATCTGTGCATCCATCGAGAACTGCGATAATCTCGTATTCATTATGAGTTAAATTTTTTATAGAATTTAAAACATTTTCTATTAAGAAATCTTTATTGTGTATTGTTAAATTTATACTAATCATTTATATTGCATGTTGTATAATTTCTTATTTCATTAGTGGTTGGTATATTATATTTAACAACTAAATTTGTTAAAATACTTTGATCATACCTATTATCAATAAAGTTACAAGAATTATTTAAGTCATCATTATGGATATCAGTTATAATATTTTCATCTTTACAAAATAGAAGCCATTCCTTTATAAATTTTATTGAAAAGTCTGTTTTTTTAACACATATTATTCCCGCTTCGACTTGTGTAAATAATTTATATTTTTTTTCATTGCAATTCATTAATTCAAAACATTTTGACGTAGTGTATGAATCGTTTCTAAATGATCCAGCGGTTATCATGAGATCATTATGCTCCATATAGTTTTTTAAAAAAACTTCAATTCCACAACAAAACATATCAGCGGCATCCATATAGAAAACAACATCATCATTTTCCATCTTGCTCAATAAATCCAATAAGATATACGGCTTCCATAAGCAAAAACCGCCGCCTCTTTTTTGATCTAAAATATGTTTAGATTCAGAATAAAATGTAGTATTTTCAATAAAATCTCTTGTATATGGAACTATATCATCAAAAATACCCTGATTTTTTGCAAATAGGTTTAAAGCATTTTGCTGTTCACTATAATTCTGATCTGAATAGTTTGTAAAATATATTTTCATTATTTATTTTTATAATATTCAATTAACTCAAATATCGGCATCTTTAATATTTTTTGCCATAGCTCCATATTTTTTTGAAAAAATGGATTTGAATCATTTGAATCAACGCTTCTTTCATGTTCTAGATGATATACAAAAGAATTATTAATTCTGCCCACTTTGTATCCTAAATTCATAAATCTATAGTTTCTCTCTTTGTCTTCTGGAGCATACGATATAAAATCTTCATTTTCCATACCACCTTGAATATAACTAGATGTGTTAAAAAATTGAACAT